CCAGGACAGCAGCTCTGCATCGCTCCAGCGCACGCCGGAAACGTCCTGCAAGACCGTCTGCGCCTTGTCGATGATGGTGTTTGAAACAATGGTCCCCATGCCGCCCTCAGTGATGCGACTTCGTATGAATCTCAGCGCGGGCCAGGGACCGCACGGCCGACGCTCTGGCGTTGTTCATGCCAGCCTCAAACGCAGCTCGCCGTGCCGCACCGTTGATTAGATCGGTCCACGGCTTGTTCGGCATAATCATCAGCCGCGCGATGGCGCCGTTGGCCAGATCCTCGAAATACTGGTTGCCAATCCACGAAGGGAACCCGGTGGCGGACTGGCTTGGTTGCAGTGCCAGGGTCATCGACAGGCCGTTGGTGACGCCATAGTCAGGACCGGGGGCCAACACAATTTGCTCGCTATCAATTTGCGAGAAGTATTTGGGCGTCCCGGTCGTTGTGCGCCACCTGGGCAACTCAACATCAAGCCATTCCAGCGGCCGATGCGTCAGAGGCACGCCGTCCAGTGCAACGTGCATCACAACGGCCACATCGGCGCCGGTGGGCGGCTCCAAATCGTAGAACCATTCGCCGGAGAGCGTGGTAATGGTGTCTGGCAGGTATTTCCATATCCAAGTCCCGGCACAGAACTCGATCACGGTGCGCTTAATGGCGTTTTCCGTGACCGGGTTAGACGGATCGGCGGCCAGATACGGCAGTACCTCGTCCAGCAAATCAACGTATTTGGTGGTTGCCACGGCGCAGTTCCGCACGGTGCTATCTAAGTGGCACCATTATCGGCAAGGCGGCGCTATTTGATCTTACTCAGGCACGCCGACCACCACGTCCAGGTCACGCTCAAATTCTTCAATCTGGTCAATCAGCGCTTTGGTGGACTTGCGGGCGTCAAGCTCCTTGCCCCATTTGTTTGCAGCATAGGCTTTCAGCTCCGCTTTGCTCATTTTTTCCAGCGGCTTGTTCAAGTCGTCAGGATCAATCGACACTGACTCACCGTCCTCGTCCGTGATTTTGATCGACACCGGGGCCAGCACTGCCGCCTGATCGCCGGCATCGGCCAACACCCACTGATCCGGGTACTTAATCAAAGCCTTTGCCTGGGCGTCGCTGACGTACTGAACGTCGCCCTTGCCATTCCAGGTAACGCCAGAACGGGCCACGTTGTCATACGCCACTCGCTTGTTTCCGACGTACCGCACTGCAATTAGCTTTGCCATGTCTCAATCTTTAAAAAAAGGGGCGACACAGCGCCGCCCCTAAGCCTACTTACACAGGAGCACCCTACTTACTTGCCTTCAAACTCGAAGGTAGTAATCACATCAAGCTGGCCGGTCGCCGTGCCGCCGCCAATCGTGGCGGTGATATAGGCGTCATACGCCAGCGTAATCGGGGCTACGGCAGCTTGCCGGGTGGAAGCCGCGGCAGAGGTCGAGGTCGCAGCCAGCAGGGCCGTAGCGCCGCCGCCAGCTTCCCCGTTGACGTACTCGAAGCCAAGCGACACCGTGGTGCTGGCGCCCAAAGCAGCGTTGACCATCCGAACGTCGTAAATCTTGGTGCCGGCGTAAACCCGGTTCAAACGGATCTTGTCGGCCGCGGGGACGGATGCAAGCGTCATGTAGCCGTGCGCGTTGGCCAGCGGGCAAGGGCCGCTGTACACAACGTCTTGCAACGAAGGGGCATTGAGAGTTGCCATTTTTGAATCTCCAAATAGTTTTAGAAGGGGGCAAAGCCCCCATCAATTACGAGCCAAGCAGGGTGCGACCAGCAGCGGACGCGGGGTCCGGCGCGTAGCTATCCAGAACCGCCACGCCAAAGTCGGTATCCGCGTCGTCGATTCGGAAACGAATTTTTGCGGAACCGCACATTGCGGCGGAAACGGTTTCGATGCTATTGCCGTGGTCCACTTCCTTCTCCGACCAATCGTAGAAGTAGTCGGAGGCCGACTTGCCGTAAGCCTTGGCAAGCGCCTGGGCACCCACGATGATGGCGCGATCAACCGGCTGAGCGGTGGTCGCGGTGGCCTCCGTGTAGGTGCCGCCGTCCGCGCCGCCCGTGTCGTAGGTCACGCTGGTGCCGGTGTTGAAACGGATCGCGTAACGGTTCATGCGCTTGATGAGCACGCCGTTCCACATGATCGTTTCGTAGGCATCGAACAGCGGATGCTTAACGCCCGACGACTTACGCTCGAAAGCGTACTGCACAGCTTGCCGCCACGTGGTCTGGCTGGTCCGCGCTTGCAGGTACAGCCACTGACGCTCGGTGACAAACATCACCCACAGCGGATCATTCCAGGCGCGGTCGTCGCCCTTGATCTTGACCGACTGCATGACCACCGGGGACTCGCGCAGTTGAGCCACAACGCGGTCAATATCTTGCAGGGTAAGCGCATCGTTGGTTCCAATGTCACTCGGCAGCGTGGCGTCGTTGGCGTAGAACTGGCGATTCTTGGTGGGGGCGCGCACCGTGTTGACCATGATGCTGGCAAAGTCAGGGTCGGTGGAGGCCGGGATCACCCAGTCCGAGGTGCTCTGCGAGCCGCGTGCGCCGGCCAAATGCACCAAGGCAGTCTGATCCTCAAGGCGCTGCATCCACGCCTGAAGGCCGGCCATGCTGATGTTGCGCAGGTTGTGCACCGTGCGCTTCTGGGTCATCCGGCCGCCCGAGTCAGCACCGCCCCGCACTTGGTCAATCCGCACGTCCATGCTGGAGTACGTGAGCTGCATCATGCGGCCCTCGATGCGGGTGTCACCCATCACCGGCTTGCCTTGCAGGATGTTGAACAGGTCGATGCTGACCGTATCGCCCGCGCCCTTGGCCAGATCACCGGCCTTGACGATGGGATAGTCGGGGCTGGTCTGGCCCTTGGCCTTGGCGGCAAACGAGCCTTCCTTGGGCATTTCGCCCGAGAGAAGATTCATGAAACCGGGGGCGTGCTGCACGCGGGTAAACAACCCAACGGAATAGATTTTCCGTGCTAGGGAGGAGCCAATTGGCACATTGGTAGCCATGTTTAAACCTCGTAATGGTTAAAGTGTTCGGAAATACGCATCCATTTGGTCAGCCGTCATTGCGGAGAACTTCTCGGCCAATTGCAGGGCGGTCATGCTCTCTGCGGCCTCTCGTTCGTCCTGCGCTGCGTGCTGCCCAACCGGGAACTCGGAAAGCGAAGTCGGCACATTGGTCCGCCCTGCTTTCACCGCGGCATCGGCTTTTGCCTTGGCTGCGGTTTTTAATTCCTCGGCACTTGGTGAAGTGGACTTACCGCCCGGAAGATCAATCGGACCCAGCGCGGCCTCTACCATCTCGGCAACTTTGGCGAATCGCTCTTGCAAAGGTTTGCCAGCCCACGCGCCCTGCGTCTTGAGCGTGGCGTCAAACTGCTTTGCCAACTCAAACGCCTCGGCGTTTGTTGCCTGGATATGCGCTAGCTTGGGCACCGCATCAATCGCGTCCTGCACCGTTTCCGTTGCGGATCGCGCTTGCTCGGCCTCGGCACTGCGCACACTTTCCTCTACCGGTTGCAACTTGGCCTCAAGCTGCGCGGCTTTTGCCATGGCCGCTTGCACCGCCTTGTAAACCGTAGGAAAGTCCTCTTTCAGAGCTTCCAAGTCGTCCGACGATAGATCGCTAACAGTTTGCTCACTGGCATTGGTGCGGGCGCTCTCACCATTGTTCGCCCCTTGACTGGCTGCCTTAACCGCCGCCTCAAGCGCTTCCACCCGCTCCCGCATTTCATTGGCCACTTGCTCGGCCCGTGACGCGCGGTCGCGTTCGCTCTTGAGCACCGAGTACGGAATGACGTGCTTCCCGTCCTTGGTGGCGATGCCTTGCGGCTCGCTCTCCGGTTCAGACTGCCCTTGCCCGGCTTTCTGATCGTCCTCGTTCTTCGGGTCATTCTTGACTTCGGCGTCCTTTGACTCGTCCGCCTTTTGCTCGGGGGCTTTTGGTTCGCCGCCGGCTTCAAGCTGCTCAAAGACTTTCATCAAGTCCTCGGGATTGGTCGGAAGGTTGCTTGCGTCAAGGTTCAAATCCATTGCTTCACTCCACTTATCGCGTTGGCTGCGGAAATCCTGATTG